AGGACTCAATCGAGTACACAATGTATACTCGTGTTGGCGTTCAAATCGAGCAGGCAGACGCATGGGTAGTTGTTAAAGACGTTAAGATTGCTTCCTAATTAATAGGATTTAAATCTGCTAAAAGCCCCCTGAATTAATTTTTGGGGGGCTTTTCATTTTAATTTAGTAATGCTATAATTGTTTAGAGTAGAAATAGGAGATATACATGTCATTTGAGACATTAAAAGTATCTGAGTTGAAAAAGATTGCAGAAGATTTTGCAGTTGATACAGATGGTCTAAAAAATAAGGCCGACATTATTGCTGCCCTCGCAGAAGAAGGCGTGACTTGGTCTGTATATAACAAGACCATGGATAAGATGGAAGAAGAAGATATGTCAGTAGAAGTCCTGCCAAAGTTTGACCCAAAGGCGGAACAGCCAGAAAACACAGTATTAGTAAGAATGACTAGAGATAACTTTAGGTATGATATTATGGGATTTACGTTCACAAAAGAACACCCATTTATTGCAATGAGTGATGACGAAGCGCAAGCAATTTTTGATAAGGAGGAGGGCTTTAGATTAGCAACTCCAAGGGAAGTCCAGGAGTACTACAACTAATCTACGCCTTTTAAATGGCAGAGATATTAATTAGATCACAATCTCCAATAACACATCAGGTGTTTTGGAACGGAGATGTTATAGTCCCAGATTCAGCCCCACTTGTATATCTTTATGATATAACTCAAGATCCAGTAATCAATCCTGCAATAAATCCAACTCAATTGTTGACTATGCTAACATCTACAGCAGATGAAAACAACTTAGGTTCATATATAGTAAACATACCGTATCAATATACTGAAAGAAATAGAACTTTAAGGCTTAGATGGATATACAACATTAGCGGAATTACCGTAACAAGAGATGACGAAGTCTTTGTTGTAACTCCATATGTAGACTTCAATCATGTTCAGGATATAGGATTTAGTATGGACTCATCAGACCCAAATTATAAATCCTACAAAGATTTGGTAAGAGCAGAAAGATATGCAAGAAAACAAATTGAGCAACATACTGGACAAAAATTTCATCTATACGACGACCTGTTCTTGGTTTATGGATATGACTCAGATGTTCTCCCCGTGCCAGCAAAAATACATGAGCTTCATGAGTTATACGCAAGAGACATTCTTTTGTTAGACACAATTAATAATATTAATAACTGGAATTATCCAGTTGAAATATCTGAAAGCGGATACGGAATTAAAATTAATAGAGCAAACCTTTTAGATAATACCGTATATACAGCAAACGGCATGGTTCCTCCAAGCATACATGATTATTCTGGAATATTTCAGTCTGGAGTTCCATATAAAGTTCAAGGGAGATTTGGATGGGAAAAAGTACCCGACAACGTGGAGCTTGCAGGAATAGAATTGATGAAGGATTATTTTTCTAAAGATACAATGTGGAGAAATAAATATGTTAAAAACATATCTACGTTTGACTGGGATTTTGAGTATACAGGAGATGCATATTCTGGAACAGGAAATGCATACGCAGATCGACTTTTGGCAGAATATGTCTTAACCACTAAAGTAGAGATTATATAATGAATAGCATCGTAGACTCTGTTTTGTCTATGAACTTAGATGTGTATAGACAGTCTGAAATTCAAGATCCTGACACAGGAGCAATAGTTAGAGAGTGGAATTTTTATAAAACTATTTCGTGTCACGTAAAGGGTGTTATTAGCAACTCTGCTACTACTCGCTCTAGCGATAAACAAATATTTTCAAATAAGTATTTAAATGATCAAGTCATTCAAGTAAGAACTTCAGAAAAATTGACGGCTAGAGAAAAAGTTACAAACATCAGAGACTCTGAAGGCAATACAATTTGGAATGAAATTAATTATCCAAATGAAACTCCAACGGTGTTTGAAGTTATGGGAACTACACCAGTCACAGATCCATTTGGCCGTGTAATTGCATACAACTCATCTATGAAGAGATCGGAGAACCAGCAAATTGGACAATAGCGGATTACTGGTTCAGGCTTCAAGCGGACTAGAAAGAATGATGTATTCAAACCAGAGCGGACCCTTAAAAGATAGTACAGTTGCTCAAGTATCAGCATTTATATATTATGAGGCAGCAGTAATATCTAAACTAACAACTAACAATCAGTTTAAAGCTTTATTTACAAAAACAATGTTTGATCAAATAAACACAGATTTTGGAAACTATATAGATGCTCTAGCAAGATCAAAGCCAAAGTCTTTACACCATGTATATGAATGGAAGAAAACTGGAAATAAAACCGCAAGGCTTTTTAAATTAAATAAGATATCTGAAGACGGATTATCGTTTAAAGTAAACTATGAATTTACTCCTTCCAGATCTATGGTTCCTGCGGCAACTGGAAGACGTAGACACATGTTTGCAAACAAGGCTTCCATAATGGAAGAAGGAAAGCCATTAGTTATTAGACCTAAAAATGCAGAACGATTAGTATTTGAAATTGATGGAGAAACTGTGTTTATGCCTAAAGGTAAATCTGTAACAGTTAGACGACCTGGAGGCTCCGCTTCAACCAACCAGTTCACCCTTGCACATTCAAGATTTTTTAGCGGAAGACTAGTAAATGAATCAATTAAAAAGTCTGGATTCCAGAAAATATTTAATTCAAGTATTACTAAGGCTTTAAGCGTTCCGTCTAATATTAAAAAAGTTCAATACTCATTTTCCCCAAACTTGATTAGGTCTCAGGCAGATGCAGCATTGACGGCATCATTTGGAGGTGCAATGTGACGGCTAACTATAAACTAGACGCAATGCTTGAACTTCGTAAATACCTATGGAAAGAATTATATACTCGTAATATATTTGATGAGAATGATTACTGGTCAGATAATCTAAACGAGAATATTATTCCAATTATTCCAGTACAGCAAGTAGCCGAAATGAACCAATTCTTAAGCGGTAAAAAGCATATTGTTTATGACAAAATTGGTCTATCCTACGAAGACAATTGGCTGATCTGCTGTGAACAAATAATGTTTACAATTTATTCAACCTCAGTTTCAGAGATAAATGAGATTAGAAACTACATGACAGACGAATTCAGGAGAATGGATGAGTCAGCCAGGGATATAAATAAATGGACAGATCTATCAAATAAATTTAAATTTCATACCATATGGGTGGCAGATATATCCCCAACTGCCCCTTCAGAGGAGCTTCAGGGATTCTTTTCTGCTGAGGTCATACTTGAGGTCAAGTATTCTAGGATTACAGACAACATAGGCAGGTTCCTGTAGGGTTTGCCTTTTTACCTATTATAGAATAAACTTGTCCTAAGAGGAAAGAAGCCTAGCCAGCTTTTATTTAAGATTTTAAAATATATATATATATTAAAATATAGGAGGTAACAAAACTATGGCACAATCCGTAGGTAATGCTAAAAATATTCTCGTCGGTGCATCTCCGTTGTTCTTGTCAACTATTGACGTTAACGACTCAGATTACATCTCAAACGCAGAAGCAGGCGTAGCAATTGCATCAGGCGCAGGAACAGTTGGCGTCCCAGCATTTGCGACTGGCGTATCATACACATCAACACTAAACGCTGTTGATCAGGAGGCAGGAAAGTTTGGATACCGCAACGTTGGTTTTACTAACAACGGTCTTCAAATCACCTATAACCCAACATACGATTCAGTAACTGTAGACCAGTTGCTTGATACAGCTAAGCTGTTCAAGTCTGCGATGGAAGTTATGATTGCAACAGAAATGTCAGAAGGTACTCTCGAGAATATCGCAGCAGTATTTGGACAAGCAGCATCAACTCTTTCAACAACAGGAGCTGGAACATCTAAGAAGGATACTCTAGGACTAGAGGCAGGTGCACTAGGTGCAGCTCCAACAGAGCGTCAACTAATTGCAGTTGGACAAGCTCCAACAGCTTCTTCAACATCATCTGAGCGTGTGTATTATGCACGTCGTGTATTGTCAGTACAACAGTCACAGTTCTCACTTGCTCGTACAACCCCAACCACATTCCCAGTAACATTCCGTCTTCTACCAGACGCCAGCTATGCAGGCTCTGAGTACGGTAAGATTATTGACCGTGTATTGGTAGCATAATAAATCTAATTTATTAGATATTTAGTAAAACCCCCAATTTATTGGGGGTTTTACGTTTGTATTAGTATATTCTTTTTAGTATAATGATTATGAATAGATCCTAGGAGGACCTAAATTGGCAACAACAGTATATAACGTAGAAGAGGTACAGCTACAAAACGGGCAGACCGTAAAGCTTAAGCCACTTTCAATTAAAGAACTTCGTAAGTTCATGATCGCAATTAAAAAGACTGGTGAGTCTCAGACAGAGGATGAAACACTAAACATCCTAATTGATGCTTGTGCAATTGCACTAGAGAAACAACTACCAGAATTGGTAGCGGACAGAGAAGCATTTGAAGATGCAATTGATGTTCCAACAATGAACCGCATTCTTGAAGTTTGCGGAGGAATCAAACTTGACGACCCAAACCTACTAGCGGCAGCGGTTCTGGCTGGTCAGAACTAGACTTAGCCGCTTTAGAAGGAGAAGTTTTTCTTTTAGGACATTGGAAGAATTACGATGATCTCGAAGAAAACTTATCAATGCCAGAACTTATAAATACTTTAAAGGCTTTAAAGAAAAAGGACCACGAAGACAAAAAATTCTTCGCATCTTTAAAGGGAGTAGAGATAGGTGAATATCAGGAGGATAGTAATAAAGGTTCTAGTTTTGAAGAAATAGAATTGAGAGCAGCAGGAATACATGCTAGCCCCAATGATGTTGTTTCACTACAAGGAAGATTCGCAGCTCAGGCTGGATTTGGAATTGGAGAAGGACTAGGATACATTAAGGAGTAACTTGAATATAAATGGCTGAAGAAACAATTAGTACCAGAATAGTCGCTAATGCCGACTTCTCAGCCCTTATTGCCGATGTGCATAAGGTTACTGCCAGCCTATCTAAATTACAAGAACAATTAGCTAACTCTAATAAGATGATGGCAAATCAAATTGCTGTCATGAACAGGTCTTTTGCGGACACTTTAAGAAGCACTGGACAGTTCTCCACACACTTTGTAAGCCTACAATCAGATGTAGAAAAGTTTGGCAAAAATCTAGATGGCGGAAAATTAAAGTTAAATCAATACTTTAATACATTTAGAGATCATGCTAGAACATCTGGCGGACTTATAAGAGAGTTAGCAAAACAACAAGTAGCCCTACAGAACTCAGTATTACAACCGCTAGGCAGAAACGCACAAGGATTGATGCAGTTCAATGTGCACGTTCCAAGAGGGCTAGATGAAGTAAAAAATAAAACCGCCATAGTTAGACAAGAACTGCAAATTATGAACAAGGTTATCCAGGATGGCGCTGGACAACTTATTAACTGGGGTAAGAATACTCAGTGGGCAGGTCGTCAGTTAACAGTCGGATTAACCGTACCGCTAGTAGCATTTGGTGCACAAGCTGCCAAAGCATTTAGAGAAGCAGATCAAGAGTTAGTTCGTTTAACTAAGGTTTATGGAGATACTGCTGGAACTTCAGCAGCAGAATTAGGAAGAGTTAGAAAAGAAGTATCTACTACTGCAAAAGAAATCTCTGCAGCTATGGGTGTTTCTTTTAAAGAAACTATTGGACTTGCAGCTGATATTGCTGCAACTGGTAAAACTGGAGATGAGCTATTAGGCTCAATTAAAGAAACAACAAGACTTGCAGTGCTTGGTGAAGTAGATAGACAAGAAGCAATGAAGGCAACTCTTGCTATTCAATCCGCATTTAAACAAAATACCGATCAACTTTCAGAATCTATTAACTTCCTCAACGCAGTTGAAAACCAAACTTCAACAACTCTTAATGACTTAGTAGAAGCAATTCCAAAAGCTGGTCCAGTAATTCAAGGATTGGGTGGAAGCGTACAAGATCTTGCACTCTATCTAACAGCTATGCGTGAAGGTGGAATTAACGCATCAGAAGGCGCAAACGCTCTAAAGTCTGCTCTTGCATCTTTGATTAACCCAACAGATGTTGCTGTAGGTAAATTTCAAACATTAGGAATAGATCTTTTAGGAATTGTAAATAATAATGCTGGTAATTTAACTGGCACATTAATGGCTTTACAGGGAGCATTAGATAGTTTAGACCCGCTTCAAAAACAACAGGCAATTGAGCAATTGTTTGGTAAGTTCCAGTTCTCAAGACTTAACGCATTGTTTGAAAATTTAGGAAGACAGGGAAGCCAGACCTTACAGGTATTAGATCTTATGAAAGCATCTACTGGAGAATTAGCTTCTGTAGCAGACCGAGAGTTGGCGGCAGTAACCGAATCAGCCTCTGGTAAATACCGTAGAGCAATAGAAAGTTTAAGAGCATCTTTGGCTGAAGTTGGAGAACAGTTCCTTCAAATTAATACAGTTCTTATTCAGGTTATAGATAAAATTGTTCAGTTTGCTAATAATTTACCAGGACCAGTAAAACAAGTACTGGCTTTGGCTGGAGGATTTACTGCAATTATTGGACCAGTAATTATGTTAACTGGTGTGCTTGCTAACTTCTTTGGATATTTGTTAAAGGGCGCATTCCACATGAAGGCATTCCTTAAGGGCGGAGAAGGCTGGAAATATTTAACTCCAGAAATGTTGGCGGCAGAAAAAGCTGGAAGATTAGTTGAACAATCATTTTATAGTGATGCTAAAGCAGCAGCGGTATTACAACAGGCACTTAGAAACCTCTTAGATGAATTTGCATTACTAGAAACAAAAGCAAAGTCAGGAGCAATGTCAGTAAATCCAGCAGTATCAACAATGGCTGGTAGTATGATAGTTGGCGGACAAAGAATAGTAAATCCACAACACCCACTTGTAGGTCAACAAGGAACTAGAGCAAGCTCTCATATGGTTCCAAGATCTGGCATGAGCGAAGCACAAAGATTACAGCAAACAATGTTTGGTATGGTTCCAGGATCAATTCCTGTAAATCAAAGAATCGGCCAAAACCCACAAATTTATATGAACGAGCCTTTGCCAAATGTACCTGGCCTAACAACAATTAAGGGTGTATCAACAGGTATTGTTTCTGGCGAAGCAGCCAGATGGCATGCAATGATGGCCACCCTGGGCATGCAATCAAAGGCAGAAATTGAAACATTAAAGAAAACAATAGCGGCAACTGGAACAGTAAGTAAAGAATTCATGATGCAGTTTGATGATATCCTACCAGTAGTAACAAGACTTACAGATAATGCAGCAAGAGAGTCTGCGATGATTGTTGCAGAGCTTCGTGCAGGTAAGTTAACAGTAGAGGCTGCTAGAGCAAAGATTGTAGCACTTAATCTGCAAACTGAACAGATGATTGCTTCTTCTGTTTCCGCCACGGCGGCTTCAATGGGAAGAACAATTAATCCAACAATGGTGCCTACATTAAATCAACCAGTTGTAGATCCTACTGGTAAATCTAATATGAGAGAGCTATTCAAGAAAGGCAAGACAAGAGATTTTATTAATAGAATTGCTGGCGTACTTGGAGTAAGAACATCTGGTGCTGGATATAATGTTGAAACAACAATTCCTAAAAAGTTTAATAGAGGAAACATTGTTCCAGGATCTGGAAATACAGACACTGTTCCTGCAATGCTTACACCTGGAGAGTTTGTTGTAAACAAAGAAGCAACTCAAAAGAACAGACCTTTGCTAGAAGCAATAAATAGTAGCACTCAAGGTGGTCAGGCTACTATGGGAAGAGGCAATTACGGTAAAACTGCTGCAATGGCTGATTATAATAGCGGTGATTTAGACATGCTATATGACTACCTGGATAATCTAACAGATGGTGATGCATATCAGGAAAGATTTAGACAAAATGCAATTTTAAATGATGCAACAGCTTTATTGAGCTCAGGTAAAGTTAAAGATATAGATGATGCAATAAATGTTGCACGTAGAGATGTAGATAATGCTTTAAGACTTTCTCAAGGTGATGAAATAATGTATCGTCAAATAAGAGATGTTCAAGCCAGAAAAAGAGGAATGAACACTGGAGTTATAGGTCAAAGAGCTGGAACAGATGCAAAAGTTAGAGATAACATAGCAAGAGCATTAGCAAATAGGGGATACACACAGATACAGCCATTTGCAGACAGAGCACACTTATCTTCAGTAGCATACACAGAAACAAATAGAGGTTACTACGGTCAAGCAGCACACGATAGATGGAATAGGTTCTCTAATACTTTATCTCAAAGAATTCCAGAAATTCCAGATAGGGTTCCTGTTTCTGGTGCAAGCGCAATGCTTAGAGCAGACATGATTGCAAAAACATTGGGCTTTGATGATTACGATGATATGTTGATTCGAAGAGGAGATGTTAATGAAATTGCCAGAACTGGCAGAGCTCCTAGAGGAAGAACTGCTCCAATTGGTATATTTAGATTTATAAGAGGCGGAGCAGAAGCAGCAGTTTCAGTTGCAA